CAAAATGTTAAATGAGGCAATCTATCAGGGGTGGAAATTGTCTTCGCTTGGCTTTCTGCCGGCATTGCTCAGCGGTCGAAGCGTCGGAGAGGCTTGCGGCGATTCGCTGAATTTGCTCAAAGAGCGGTTTAGTATGCTGATTAAGCTGCGGGTCGGTTATTCTCTGGTTTGCTGGGTATTTGGCATCATTGGCTATTTAGGTGTGTTTTTACTGATGCGGGAGCTGATGGAACATAACAGAGGTATTTTTGACGATAATGCAGTCTATAAGATTTATCTGCTGATAGGCGGCCCCCTGATGATGGTTTTGGTCTTTATTATGTTGGTTTTTCGCCCTATTTATATTATTTCGGCTTGTCGCATCTACGCTTTTTATGCCCGGGAAAAAGGGGTGGAGATCAAGCTGCCGGAAAGTTCTTCCCGCGGTATTAGTGCCCTGATAGCCTTTTTGTTGTTGGCGATGGTGTTGGCGGTCGCCTGGTTTTGGCGTGATCAGCTTGGAATTACGGGACTGATGAATCAAAAATTTTAAATCCGCTTCAGGGCTTAAAAAAAAGAGGCTGTGACAAAGCCTCTTTTTTGCCGGTGATTACTGTCGTTGCCGAAATCAACGGGAAAGCGCGAGCAGAAAAAGAGACCAGATACCGCAAAGCGTCCACCACAGCAAAATCAATCCACCGGTCCAATTGTGCGCAATCTTGTTGCCATGATGGTCATACCCGACGCCTTCTTCTTTATCCAGCAGGGTATCAATCATCAACCCGGCAATACCGATGACAACTGTTCCTGCTGTAAGAGAAAACTTGGTTTTACATAACTGAGAAACTGGGATTTTGTGAGATTTAACGGGATATATCGGGATGACCTGACCATTGAACGCCCTGTTTAACCGCCGTTTTAAGCTCTATTAAACACTTATGTAAAACGATTTATACGGGCTTTTGTTTTGTGAAGACCGTTTTTTTGTGGGCGCAAAATGGTTTTGCATTTTGCAATTTGCTTTTACATTTTGAAAAGTTAAAAAAGTGATTAAAAACATATAGTTAAGTCTTTGTTTTTCTCACTTTACTTTTAGAAACTGGGAAAAATTAAGCCGTTATTATTTCCCAGTTTTTAAATAAGTGGGAAATGAATTGGACAAAATAAAGTTAATTTGTGCCGCAAATGCCAGCCTTTACCATGCCGACAATTTTAAACAAATTTTCGTCTTCGATTAACCAAGGCGAATAATGGTCATTGAGGGAAACGGCTTTTAAAGCCTTGCCTTCCAGTTGGAGAAGTTTAATAAAACAACTGTCGTCATAAACGAAAGCATAAATTCCGTCATGGATGAAACGCTGAATTGACATGTCTAAAAAGGCTATATCGTGATCGGAAAACATTTTTTCCATAGAATCGCCTCGGACGTAGACGCCGGCGGTGTATTGCGGAGGTAAATTGTATTGTTTGAAAAATTCTTCAGGAACACAAATCTGGGTATCTATATTTTCGTCCCGGATAAAACTTCCGCAGCCTGCGGAAAACTCAACATTATAAATATTAATAACGTTTGGTCGTTTGACATGGCCTGCAAGAAGCCACGTTGTGTCTATGCCGGCTTTTGCAAGTTTGCACAGAATTTCATTACTTGGTAAGGTGCCGCTTTCGTAGCTTTTCACAGACCGGGAAGTACAGTCGAGAAATTTTGCCATTGCGTCTTGAGTAAAACCCAAGTCTTCCCGTATTTTCTTAAATCGTTGGCCTATATCCATAAAAAACCTCATCGATAAACATTATTCACAATTAAAAGCGGATGTTAAGCCTCTGTAATTGCGCAAACTTTCACTTTTATTGCAAAATAGGTGAAAGATTGTGCTTGATTTATGCGTAAAGTTTCACTATATTGCAATTAACGTTTCGTGAATGATAGCAGAAACTTATAAAAAATAAAGGAAATTTTTTAATGTGGGATCCGAAAGTCATAAAAGCAGAATTGATAAAAAGAGGCTCGTCGCTTTCTCGGGCTGCCCTTGTCAGGGGCTTGAGCGAATCAGCTTGTCGGGTTGCTCTTAACAGACCGCTGCCTTCCGGCGAGCGGGCAATTGCCGAAGAATTAGGCGTTGATGTTAGAGAAATTTTTCCCGAACGTTATATTCAGAAAGAGGCGGAATAATGAAAGAGTGGTTTTCTGCAAAAGAGCTTGCCGATTTAGGACTCCCCTCTCTTGGGAAGACTAAAAGAGCCGTGAGTTACCGGGCAAAGGCCGAGAATTGGCCCAGTCGGCCGCGCGAAGGACAGGGAGGCGGCAGAGAGTTTCACCTTGATGATTTGCCGACAATTATAAAATCGGAAGTTATCCAGGTTTTAAGAATGAGCGACGCCATCTTAAAACGTAAGTTTACGGAAGAGGCGGAAGAATCTTTGGCTAAACTGATACGCGTAAACAGCACGCAGCTGCAAAAAGCGGAAATCCGGGAAACGATTATAAAAGAGTTTAACAAGTATTTAGACGCTGAAGGTTTGCCCGTATCAAAGGCCCGGGAGGAATTTTGCAAGAAGTATAATGAACGTCAGATTTTTGCAGATAACCAGACAATCCGGGCAATTATAAGCGGAATCAGTCCGAAGACGCTTTTCAGCTGGGAAAGCTCTTATAAAAAGGAAGGTCTGTCCGGTTTGGTCGACAGTTACGGGAATCGCAAAGGCGACACTAAAATTGACAGGAATCAAGAACTGAAAGGTTGCATTTTAGGGTTAATTTACGAGTATCCGCATATTGATTCAGGCAAGATAATGTCCGGGTTGCGCAGCAAGTTCCGTGAAGAGGATTTGCCGTCGTACCGCACCGTTCAAACATGGGTTAAACGGTGGAAAAAAGACAACGCGTCCACCTTTACAGCAATAAAGAATCCTGATGAATGGAAAAACAAGTTTATGGCGGCTTCCGGTTCTTTCTCTGAAAACATTGTCAGGTTGAACCAGCTCTGGGAGTTTGACTCAACGCCTACGGACATAATTCTGAATGACGGCGAACGTCATAATATCGTCGGTGTGATTGATGTCTATTCCCGCCGGGTTAAGTTTTTGGTGTCCAAAACGTCAAATTCAACTGCTGTAAGCGCGATTACAAGGGCTTGCCTGTTGGAATGGGGCGTTCCGGAAAGCATTAAAACGGATAACGGCGCAGACTATGCAAGCAAATACATGTGTCGGGTTTTTGACAGTTTGGAAATCGAACGCCATTTTTGTAAACCGTTTACACCGGAACAAAAGCCGCATATCGAAAGGGTTTTTCGTACCTTTTCGCATGACGTTCTTGAAGTTCTTCCCGGATATATCGGGCATAACGTTTCCGAGCGTAAAAACATTGAGGCGCGCAAGTCGTTTGCCGACCATATAATGGGAAAGGCAAAGCGAAATCCTAAAGACTATTTGTCCGTCGAAGAACTTCAAAAGTTTTGCGATGACTGGATAAATAACTGCTATATGGTTAAGCCGCACGGCGGATTGAACGGGAAAACCCCGTTACAAATGATAGCCGATTATAAAGGCACAATTCAAAAAATCCAAAACGAACGCGCGCTTGACATCTTGTTGTCACCGACCAGCGGCGACGGTCTGCGAACCGTTCAGCCGAAGAAAGGCATTGCGATTGACAACGCATTTTATGACAGCCAGTTTTTGGGCGGTTATGAGAATCAGCAGGTTAAGGTTTTGTATGACGAGGCCAACTGGGGCGAAGTTTATGTCTTTACTCTTGAGGGGCATTTTATTTGCAAAGCGATTTGTCCCGAAAGAAAAGGAATCAGCCGCGCAGAGGTGGCTACGGCGCGCAAAGCGCAGCAGAAACGGCTTATTAACGAATCCAAGCAGGTTCTTAAAAAGCTTAGCAAGATTTATAAAACAAAGGATATTGCCGGCGAAATTATGCAGCAAAAGGCAAAAGAGCAGCCGAATGTTGTTTTGTTTCCCAAACCGGAAATTTCCTATAATTCGCAGTTTTTGGCCGAAGCTGAAAAGGTTCTGGAAAATAAAAAAATGCCGGTCAGCCGTCAGCTTTCCAGCCAGGAAAAACGAATCATTGATAAAATGGAAACGGCCAGGAACAACAATGTTGTCGAAATGCCGCGTGAAATCATGGCACGGCAGCGCTTTGTTCACTGGCAGGATTTAGACAATCAGTTAGCAAAAGGAGCAAGGTTAAACAGCGAGGAAATGGATTTTTATCGAAATTATCAGTTTTCATCGGAATTTTCGGCGATGAGAAGGCTGGAGGCCTCAAAAGCCGAAGTTATGTAAGGATTGCCTGAAAGACTGCAATCTTTCAGGCAACCACTAGGGCGGGAGTTCCTACGCCAATAGACAACTCCCTTTCTATAACATCCATTATAGAGGATAATAATATGCAGAGTAATGCTCTAAAAGTCAATAATTATGCTAGTTTGCAAAATATCGGCGTTATTACTTACGCCATCGAAAAGGTTATGAACCGGCCGGATTATCTTCCGGGTTTAATAGTGGTTCGCGGCCCGTCCGGTTATGGAAAGACTTTCGCCGCGAGTTATGCTGCGATTGAATACGGCGCCTATTATGTATCGGCAAAATCGACTTGGACAAAGAAGACGTTTCTTCAGGCAATATTGAACGAGATGAGTGTTCCGGCGGAAAAGACCGTCGGCGCAATGATGGATCAGGTCTGTTCGCAGCTTTCGATTTCCAACCGGCCGCTAATCATCGACGAATTTGATTATTGTGTCGAGAGTAAAGCCCTGACGGATATGACCCGTGACATTTACGACGGTTCGCAAGCAGCAATCATCCTTATCGGGGAAGAACGACTGCCGAATAAACTTGAGAAAATCGAACGTTTCCACAACAGAATTTTAGACTGGATTAATGCCGTGCCGGCTAATTTTGACGATGCCGTCAAGCTGCGGGCCATGTATTGCAAGAAAGTTGAGATTGCCGACGACCTGCTGAAAAAGGTTTGGGAAAAGTCGGAAGGACGCGTGCGTCGCATTGTTGTCAATTTGGCCAAAATTGAAGACGACATGCTGGCGGAAGGTAAAAGCAGGGTTGACTTGGCCGGTTGGGGAAAGCGTGAACTTATTACCGGAAACGCCCCTCTGATTCGGAGTATTTAAGATGTTGGGACAGTTACCGGTAGACAAGGCCAAAAATAACCGGAAGATTATTTGGGCCGCCATTCGGAAACTCCGGGTTTTCACGATTGTTGACCTGGAAAAGGAAACAAAGCTGAACCACGCCACGATTTCAACTTATGTCTTGTCGTTGGCAAAAGGCGGTTACCTGAGCAAGAAGTTTATTTATTTTGAGGGAAGCAGGCGCATCAAGCACTCTCAATATGAGCTTATCAAAGACACGGGCTTTTGTCATCCGCGGGTTAACCGGCAGGGCCAGGACGTTTCCGAAAGCGTTCAGAATAAAATCTGGAAGTGCATCCGAATACACAAATCTTTGTCGTTGCTTGACCTTGAAGCCATGCTTTCCGGCCTGGGCGTCACCTTTTCGCTGGTTGCCATTGACAGTTATTTGAAAATGCTGCGGACGGCCGGTTATCTGCGAAAGAAAAAGGGAGACAAGAACTACACGCTGGTTCTCGGCATGAACACGGGGCCGCTGGCGCCGCAAATTCAAAAAACGAAACAAATATATGACCCTAATTTGCAGAAAGTTATCTGGAGCAATAAGAGAGAGGTGGAAGATGAACTCAACTGAAAAAGCCCGCCTCTACTGGGGCGATAATTTACCCGACTGGATAAGAATTTTGGCCGAAGAATGCGACAGAACGTCCCAAGGTAAGGTTGCCGCCCGGATAAAATACTCAAAGGCCACAATCAGCCTTGTTTTGAAGAATGATTATAAAGGGACAATTGCCGCCGTTGAAGAACGTATTCGAGCAGTTTTGATGAACAGCACGCACGAATGCCCGGTTTTCGGAGAGATTTTGACTCGTGACTGCCTTTTCAACCAGGCGCAGCCTTTTTCCAATTCTGGCAACCCGAACCGGATCCGGTTATTCCGGGCCTGCCGGCAATGTAAGTTTAACCGAACAAAGGAGAATGCCGATGTTTAACTATCGTTTAAACGGTAATTTAGCCGAAAAAATCGCGTATCTGCGCGACCGCGCTTCCGCAATCCGAGAGGATAACGAAGCCTGCTACAGCAAAATCGAACGCAACCGCAAGGTGCTTGACTGTATCAGCGTGAACCTGGCGCGTCTGGAAAGGAAGGCGCAGGCTGAAGAACAAGCTTTTAACTCTTAAAGAAAAGGAAACGTCATGGAAAAGCAAATAGAAGAACAACTGAAAAAACTCGAAAATGAATTATTCAGTTCACTTTTAGGCTCGTCTATAGCCTCTATAGTTGCTGGTAAATCCACCAAAGAAAAGGAAATTCAGCTCTTAGAACAAGCGAAAAAGGGATTTCAGCGCAACATTGAAATGGTTACCAAGGGCATTGAAACCATTAAAAACTTGAACATTAAGGAAGGTTCCAAAGATGAATGATATTAAAGAAAATGACTATATGCAAGATGCTAAAGGCCGGTTAATTCCCAAGGCTATGGTCAAGCCGCAAGACCAGCTGCGCGACCAGACGGTCAAAATCATTGTCGATCGCTTCAAAAAAAGTCAGGATGTTCTGAAAAACTGCAAAGTCAAATCCATGCAGGACATTTCCGAGCTGGAGGAAATCGTTGCCGAAAAATATCAGGCTAAATTGGGCGGCAAAAAAGGTAATCTAACGCTCTATAGTTTTGACGGCCAATACAAGGTTGTTCGTTCTTTTGCCGACCGAATAGTATTTAACGAAGCTGCTAAATCTGCCGAAGCCTTGTTCAAAGAATGTGTTTTGGAATGGGGAAACGGCGCTGATCCGAAGCTTGTTACATTGGTAAATTACGCCTTTGAAACTGATAAGCAGGGCAATTTGTCGGCTTCTAAAATCTACGGCCTTTTGCGTTTGAATATTCAAGACGAAAAATGGCAAAGAGCCAAACAGGCCATTATGGATAGTATGAATGTTGCGTATTCCAAGGGCTATATTCGGGTCTATGAACGCATCGGCGACACTGAGATGTATAAAGCCATTCCGTTGGACATTGCCGCCGATTTGTAACCTTTCGCCATCTAACTCCAAATAAACAAGACGAAAAATAAACCATTGTGCAACATAATCCGGGAGGCTGACATGTAAAAAGAACTTAAGCGCGCGCAAGCGAAACGGCGGTGTCTTTATCCGCCGTATACAGGAGATTAACCCCCCTGTACTGATGAGCCAGGTTAAAGCTAATGAAAAAAACGGAAATTACACAGGAACGCAAAATACTTTTGAGCAAAATCCATATTGCCAAGAAAGCGCTCGGCCTTGATGAGGAAACTTATCGGTCGGTTATCTTTGCCGCCGTCGGTAAAACCAGCGGCAAAGCCTGCACTGACCGCCAGTTGCTTAAAGTCGTTAAAGCTTTTGAGGAAAAAGGCTGGAAACATCGGAAGAATCCGAACCAATATCGCAAAGTTCCGACCGGACGAGCCGATTTGGAAAAAATCTATGCCTTATGGGGGTATCTTCAGGATTTGGGCGCAGTCCGGTCGACGAATCTGGTTGACCTGGATAAATGGGTTTTCCGGATGACGAAAGGCAAACGCAGTTCTGCCCAATTTTTGGAAGAAAGCTGGGCGCAGCGAATTATTGAGTGCCTGAAAAAATGGATTGAGCGCGAGGAATGCAAAGGGGGATGCCGTGAGTGAGTTTAGCGGAATTTTAGCCGAGATAGACAATGTTATCGGGCCGGCGCTGACGTTAAAGCTTGTCAGCGAATGCGGCGGTTCGACGATTTATATTCCGAAGAAACCGACTGAAAAAATGCCGCTTTGCCGGCTTTTGGGCGTTGAAAACGTCAAAAAGTTAAGTCTTGCTCTGGGTTCCGGGGAACTGCTTATTCCGATGAGTTATTTCCGGGGGATGGGCAAGAAGAAAGTTCAGATTGCGCAAATGCTGGAAAAGGGCGTCAGCGTTTCCGAGATTGTCAAGAAGATGGTCGTTCATGAACGGACGGTCTATCGGGTTAAGGAAAAAAACTATTTGGCTCTGCCTTTAATAGATTATATCGACCAACAAGAAAGGAAAGAAAATGAACAAGCTGAAAATAAAACAGTGTAACGGGCTGTTGATGATAACGGCCACGGATCTGAAAACGATTGAGATTGTCAAGAAAGCCCTTGAAGGCTGGCGCGAAGACGAAAGCGAAGCCGGTGTTCTGCAAGCCGGCGACACGGTTCTTTATCAAACCGTTTTGGTAAAGGTTGTTCAATAATGAGCTGGGAGCAGTTTGTTGAATGGATAAAAACGCGGGATTTTTGCAAAGGCAACTATCAATATCCGGCCTATGTATATTCTTATCCTGATTTTATCGCTTTGGGCGATTATTGTTTTTTCCGTGCCGGCGGCGACATTACCCGCAAAGGCAGAACTATTCTGACCGGGCAGACTCCCGACCAGATGCAGCATTTTATCGTTAAAAATTTTGAGGTGTGAGATGAAGAAATTAAAATATTACAGGGTGGGAAAATATACCTTTTGGTGCAGCAGCCGGACTTTGGCGGAATCTGTCGTTGAAGACTTGGTAACATTTGCCTGCCTGCTGGCGATTATGTATATCAATTATAATTATCTCGGCAACAGCCTGGTCGCTGTCATTTTGCTTTCGTTGTGGCTTTTGGCTTTTTTTACCAAAAGCCAAAGGGAGGAAATGACGAAAGAGGCATTTATCCGCAGCATTAACAACGACGGGAGAGATTAAATGGAACCGGTTGTTGTCTGTTATTTTATGGCGGGTTTTATTCTGGGATGGTTTTTTAGCGGTTAGGAGGAATTTAATGTCAATGTCAGATGTAAAATTGACAGACGCCGAACGCCAGCCCTGTGAGGTATGGACGCGGGTTATGGGATATTTTCGGCCATTGTCAGAGTTTAATCAGGGAAAAAAAGCTGAATTTTTTGAGCGAAGGTATTTTGATGAGCGGAAAGCTGTTGACGGAAATAAAAAAACAGGCTTGTCTTCTGAAGCTTGAGGAAGGAAAAACGAACCGCCGTGACATAGACGCTTTTTTTAATTATGCCAAAAGCAAAAACTATCAAATTTATTTTCATCACGGCGTGGAAGCCTCAACCGTTTTCATTTTGGTCAATCCGGTATTGAAGCACGTTGAGGTTCTGTCTTATGAACCGGTTAATGCTTTTCCTGACATCCCGCGCCTGACAATTCAGGAGTTTTTCAAAAAAAAGGCCGTTTAACCGGCCTTTTTTAATACGTTTAATTCGGGGATTTCATGAAACATCGAACTGCCGTCGCGGCTTTCTTCCCAGCCGCAAATCTGCTGCGCCTGGCGTTTGTCGGTGATTACACCGCTTTTTGTGCCGCTGCCGAGATAAAAGGTCAGCAAGTGGCCGCCGGCGTGGTATTGCGGAGAAATGGATTTTAAATGGTCTTTTAACTGGACGTTAACGACAATCATATCCGTCCAGCCGTATTTTTCCGTCATGTACGGATATGCTTCGGAGTGAAAGGAGCTGGCCCTGACAACGTCGTCAACGGCAGCAAAAAACAGAAATTTGCAGTTGTTTCTTAAAGCCCGCGCCGACTTCCTGATGGCTTCATCACTAAAAACCGGATTAGCGTTTTCTGCCGGCGGCATGTCGTAAACAATAGGAAACTGCCGCGGCTCGCCGCCAAAATCGGCCATGATGAACAGCAGCAAACCGGCCAATATCAACAAAACAGCTTTGAACATTGATTTTCCCCTTCCAACAATAGGTTATACCTTTATATCAAATTAAAAAATTTTCGCAAGTGTATGTATTTAATTTCATTAAATACATAGTCTTTCCCTGACGCCAGTCAGCCTAACCCTTGCCGCCGTCCGGGCGTATAATCGCCCTGTAACGTTAATTAATGAGGTTTTTATGATTACGGACAAGGGCAAAATTCTTTTTACCGACAACGAACTGGCCTGCCGCCATTGCGGCGTTTTGAAACTTGCTCCAGGTTTTGCGGATAAATTAAAAGAATTGCGCCTTGAGCTGGGGCTGCCGATGACGATTACGTCTTGCTGCCGCTGTCCGGGCCATAATAAGAGCGTCAAAGGCAGCCCGCGCTCTTTTCATTTAACCGAAAACGCCGCCTATCCGACCGGCGGCACTTGCGCGGTTGACGTCAAGCGCCGCGGCGCCGACTACGACAGGCAGCTGGTGGCGGCTGCAATTGCCCTCGGCTGGAG